GTAGGGCACGAAAAACCCTTGGTCCTCAAGCTGCTTGAACGCGTCCATAGTCAGGTCGAAATCGCACGGGAAGTCGGTCACGTCGGCCTGCGGATCGACCGGGATGCCGGCCCCGACCAGCATGGGGTAGGTGGTCGCGTCGCCGGCCAGGGCTTCCAGCAGGTAGGTGCAGAGCGTTGCGCCATCCGGGCCCATGACGGCCTTGGAACACTGCCAGCACTGCTTTTTCGCGGTCTTCATGGCCTCTACCTCCCTCCCCACATGCCGACCTCGGATTGGAGGCCGACAACTTTGACGTCATCGAACCCTTTGTACGTCGCCGCCTTCCAGGCCATTGCCCCGGCCAGGATCATGCCGAGCACCAAGAAGAGCATGGTCAGCCGAAAGTACGGATCATGTTGTTTGCGCTCGGGCATGGCGTCCTCCTTGTGTTTTGGGCCGCCCCTCGTGGAGCGGCCCGTTGTCCGTGTCCGTTGGCTAAGAGTCGCCCATGTAGCTTTCGTTCAAGGCGTGGACGACGGCCCGAAAAATGAAGTCCTTGGCCTGCTGCTCCACAGGAAGTTGCGAGAACGGGACGATGCAGGGATGCTCCTTCTTCTCGGGGTCTTTGACCGGGCCATACTTCCAACCGTCTTCGATCTTCTGAGCCATCCAGCTTTCGTGGCTGGCTTCGGGGCCCGCGTCCGGGTTGCTGATGTGCAGTTCGACGCCGAGCAGGGCGCTTTCGCATTGCCAGCCCGGGGCCTCGTCCCATGCCGGCTGGCTCATGTCGCCGAGGGCTTCGCAGTAGGCCCGGTTGACCTCGTGGCAGACGCGGGCGATTTCGCTTTTGTGCATGTCGTTCTCCATTGGGGCCGCCGCCATGTTTCGGGGAGAGCGGCGGCCCGTGCGTTGGTTGTCGGGAGGGTCCTGCCTGCCATCCCGGGGCCAATCCCCGGGGGGAGCGTTGTTCAGGTCGAGCCTGGGGCTGGTGGCTGGCCGCGTCTTTCCCCGAGGGGTGTGCAGCGACCGGAACAAGGCTTGCGCCTCCCGTTCCCTTCTGCGATTGGGGATATGCGTTCCGGCCTGGCAGTCTTTCGACCACTGACCAGCCAGCCACCAGCGCCCAAGCTCGATTTCGCGACCTCTTGGGATGGTCCGAGCACGGACCCGAGCCATCCCGGTGGGTTCCAGGGAGAGTCCCAACGTCCCGTCGGGGCGAGGCAGTTAAGCCTTGGCATCCCGCTTCTGCCCAGGCGATGAGCATCCGTATCTGCGGGGCCTTCAGGGTCTCTCTCGCCTCCTGGGCCATCCCAAGAGGTCGCGATTTGTCAAAGATCGCTGAACCTTTAAGGTTTTCTTACAAGTTCAACTTCCCCTGCCGCCCTTGCCCTCATCCCGCCGCTTCCCCTTCCCAGATTTCCCTCGCTGCGCCAGGTTGGGCGTACCCACTCCCGGCCGCTGTCGGCTGTCCGCTCCCAGGTTCCGCAGGTATTCAGAGAGCTCGTCTCGTCCCGCCCACAGTCTCTGCCCGGCCCATGTGGTCGCGGGCGTGCGGGCCGTGGTGCGTTTCGTTGGGCAAAGTCTTAATCAAATCGGGTTAGCAGTCAAGGCAAATCTAATCTTATTTGTAAAAATCAAATATGGCTAAAATATTTTGATTAGCCGAGAGAGAAGCAGAAATCGAATCGCTGGAAACGGGAGGCCTGCTTTTTGCTTACAAAGCAACTCGCGGGGGGGTAACATCTAAAAGACGAGGTATGCAGATGTCGGAATTCTTGTCTTTATGCGAAATGGCAAACAAGCTTAGCATGGTTGGCGTTGCGATTATCGAAGTGAACGAAGAGAAGTTAAAGCTTGCTATATCAGATTGTAGCGACAACTATTGTGCCATGGTTGGCATAGGAAGAAATGAGCTTATCGGGAGGGACCCACGCGCCTACAAAGAATATGAAGACGGCGCGCGGATAGATGACTTTTTGACGCACTTGCAAATGGGGCAAGTGAATGAGGTTGAATACACTGAAGTGTATTCTTGCGGCCTGAAGGATAAAAAAAAGACGGTCGCCATACCATTTCGGTACGGCAACCGCCTTTATTATGTTTCTATGTGTATGTCGCTATTGCTTACTCATATCTGACCAAGAGTAGACGACCTTCCCGATAACAACGTTTGATAGCTGGTCCTCAAATTCTTGCGTGACATTTATAGAATAAGGAGGAAAAAACTTATTGTCAGAATGCACAATTAATAGAGACTCCATACCTTGCTGTTGAAGGCTCAATCTTTTGACAGCTATGCCATCATACTTGTCACGGATGAGAAAGATGTTCCCTTTGTTTATTGATGGTATGATGATGTCATTTCTGTCTATAACTATAAAATCGCCGGGGTGAAGTGTTGGCTCCATGCTGTTTTGTTTATCAGCGAGGCGAGAACATAGCAGGTTTCTACGTCGTAACAGGGCTGGTATGTTTTTCCATAAAATACACCAGCCCTGTATTCCCTCCTCAGGTATAAGCCCAGGCCCGGCGGCAACTTCTGCTGATGTTAGTGGGATAGCCCGATATTCATCCCCCACCGGAGGCGGCATATTCCCTTCAATATTTAAAAGCTCCGGGCTGGCGAACGTCAAGGACCTGTCGGTGACGTTGACCTCGCCGGGCCAAACGAGTTTCACACCAATTTTATCAAGTATCTCGCAAACATCCTTATAGCCGGTGTTGATGCCACGGCCGAGGCGGTTTAGGGTGTTTTGTTTAACCCCCCATTCCCTAGCCGCTGCGCTCTCGTTCCCATCAAACTGATCGGCAACTAGGCGCTTCACTTTTTCGCGGACATCCTGGGCTAACGACATACCACCCCCGCTTTTTCCGTCGGGGGTAGTGGGTTTCTCATTTTTTGTCTTAATCATATCGCAACTAGAACCTTGACAGTCTAATCATATCAGATTAGCCTGAAGTCATGAACACGGAAAAAGAGCTTCAAAATCTGGTAACTACCCACAATGTCAGCCAAACGTTCATCGCTGAGCGAAGCGGGGTGTCCCAAATTACGGTCTCCCGCTGTTTCCGTGGTTTGGCTAACAATCCCAGGCTCAATACTCATAAAAGACTAAAAAGAGCCATCCGTCAAATCAAGCGGGAGCTGGTGGAGGGAACGCTTCCCCGGGAAGCGTTCCGCTACGCCCGTCCGGTTGAAGCTCCCCAGCACGCGGAGGCGTAGCCATGCTCGAAGCCTCCGCCCTGCTCCTGGCCATTTCCCTGGCCTCATTCGCGGTCGCCGCCGGCCTTGGCGTCTTCATCTGGCGCAAGGGGAGACGGTAGCGCATGGCCGCAATCTCCAATCGGCAGCACGAGCTGCATCATGATGAGGCCGTCCCAATGCTCGATGGCGCATCGTTCCGCCTCGCGCTGCATGGCCTGCAAGGACATGCCATCCGGGAGTTTTCGGGTGCGGAAATGCACGGCTTGGGCTTCGCGGACGCGGATGACCAAGAAGATGATGCCAGGGAAATCGGGGTCGCGATGGGGGTGCAGGGAGAGGTGTTTTTGGTCGTGCATGGGACTTGGGTAGCGACTTTATAAGCGCCGCCCAAAGAAAAAATATCGAGGAATTTTCCATGGAAGGCACCGAGGGACGCGAAGAGCGCAAGAAGCATTTCCGCCTGTCGCAACACCTACTTTACGAGGTGTTCCGCATGCGCAAGTTGGTGAATCCTTATGAAGCAGAGGACGCCACAGGAATCCCTTTCTCTACCTGGAATAAATACATTATCGGCGAGACACCTTGCCCTCCTGAAGTGTTCGCCGCTCTCTACTCCGCTTTCCCGGCCATCCGCGCAGCCATCTACCCGGCCCTTTGTCCCAAGGGGTTTGCACTCATCCAGGACGGCAAACAGGCAGCGGAATTGACCGAGGCCGGGGCGCTGCGCGTGATGACCGACGTCACGGCCTCTCTCGGCAAGGTGGCTGATAAAATCAAGGCCGCCCTGGACAATGACGGGAAATTCGACCGCAGGGAGCTCCTAGATATCCTCGAGTGCACCATTGGTTCGCATGAGGTTATCGCAGGCCTACTCCATGGCACCGAAAACGCCCTCACGCGGGGGGTGCGGCCATGACCATTCCTGCCACCTGCCCCCACACCTCGCCGTCACCTACCGCCTGTCGCGAGGCCGTTCTGGCCGAGCACATCCCCTGCCTTATGTGTCGGCGCGCCACGGAAATGCTCGAGGAGCAGCAGGCGCGGCGCGCCGATGCCTCCAGGAGCAGCAGGTAATGGTCTCCTGCCCCATGATGCCGCTTGGGTCGGCTTCGGTCGGGACCGGCGAGGGCTCCGTATTTTTCACGGCCGCGCGCGTCGCCGAGGCGGCAGGACGGGCACAGGCCAAAGGAGACGCGCGGCGGTGCAGTCGCAATAGCCGCGACGTCGTCACGGCTGCGGAATGCCTAGAGCGGCTCCGGGGAGGCGACCCGGTGTGCGTCAACGAATTTCACGGGCGCTGTTCCACGGGCGCGCTCGAAGAGGCCAAGGAGGAAAAGGACATGGCGAATTATGGCACCTGCGCCGTCTGCGGAAAGAAGGGCAACAGGGACAAGGACGATCGCTGCTACCGGCCTGAGTGTAAGAAGGCACGAGGGAAGCTGCAGGAGCGGCCCCAAACGGCAGGAGCATCAGTCGGGGCGCAGGAGTGCAGGCCGAGCGAGGGTGCGCAGGTCGAACCCTTCGAAAAAATCGAAGGGTTGTCGGCGCATGACCATATTCCCCCGGCGGGGGAAATGGTCTGCGGGCTCCCGGAGGACCTGGATCGCCCCTTCACCGTCGCAGGCATCGATTTCGCCCCGCCGCCTCTCCCGGTCCCCCTCCTCCCTCCGCTCCTTTCGGTCCGAAACCGTGACTTGATCGCGTTCAACCGGCCGGCGGTTAAATTCTACCAGCTCGAAACCTACTCCCATGCCCGCCTCGTCCTGAGCGCTGACGGCCAGGCCATCGGGGTCAAATTTTACTCGGCTCCCCGGGACGGCGCGCTGCGCCTCCATGTACGGCAAAGCCGCGAGGTGGTGCTGTCCTCGCGTGAGTTCGTGCGGCAGGTCGGCCATCTGTTCAAGCAAAAGGCCCGGCTGGAAACGACGGAGTGGGACGGTTTTTTCGTGGCGCGGTTTGGCGGGGAGGCTGCGTAGTTATGACCAGCCAGCAACTTACCTGCCCTGGCTGCGGCGCAACGATAACGTGGTCAGTTCCCAAACCGGGAAAGCTCCGGCTCGCGTGCTCCTGCCATTCCATGGTGTTCGAGGTCGCCGGAGCCACGGAAGACACCATCGCCGCTATTAAAACTAAAGTCGAGCGTGAGTTACGCGAAGCCTACGCGGAAACGATGGCGATGGCGGCTTCCATCGCGCCGGAAGCGGGAGCAAGGCAATGACCAGCGCAGACGTTCGCACAGCCTTGCGCACGCGCTTCACATCTCCCGAATGGGCGCTTTTCTTTGAGGTTGGAGACGGGACGGGCGCAAACCAGCGGCGGTGGGCTGATGCCGTGGCCATGAACCTATGGCCTTCGCGCGGCTTGGCCGTTCACGGATTCGAAATCAAAGTCTCTCGCTCCGACTGGCGGGCCGAACTCAAGAACCCGGCCAAGGCCGAACCGGTGTCGCAGTATTGCGATTACTGGTGGATCGTGGCCCCGGCCGGGATTGTCCTGAAGGATGAGCTGCCCGATACCTGGGGACTCTTTGAGATAGATCCAGCGGGAAAGCTCAAACAGGTGGTTGCCGCTCCCAAGCGGGAGGCCAAGCCTGCGGGCCGGCCGTTTATGGCCGCGCTCCTGCGCCGCGCCGGACAGGTGGACGAAGAGGACATCCGCAAGGCCGTGATGGTGGAGACTTTCAAGATCAGGGACCAGCATAAGAAGGAGGTTGATCGGGAGGTAGAACGACAAGTGGAGCGGTATAGCCGTGTGGTTGAGCGGGCGAACGAAATTAAGGACTTGTGCGGCATCGATCTGCTGCATTGGACGCCAACGGAAGAGGTTTCGGCCGCCATAAAATTCGTTTTAACGGCTGGAGCAGCCAATTCCTATGGCGGGATAGACCGCATCCGCAACAGTCTGCGCCGAGCGTTGGAGCAGATGGACCAAGCCCTGGAAGAGGCACAAGGGCAGCGGGTGGCCGTGGAGACCATGGAGGTGAGGGCGTGAGCTACCTCGACTTCCTCTCTCGAAAAATGGTCCTGGCCCAGCCTTCTGGCTTCGAGCCCGGCCCTGTCCATCCGCTCCTCAAGCCCCACCAGCGGGACATCGTCCAATGGGCGATCCGCGGCGGCCGACGCGCCATCTTCGCCCGCTTCGGCCTGGGCAAGACGTTCATGCAGCTCGAGGTCTTGCGCCAGGCCCTGGAGCATAAGGGCGGCCGGCAACTCGTCATCGCTCCGCTTGGAGTCCGCCAGGAGTTCCGGGCCGACGCGGAAAAGCTCGACATCGAGATCCATTTCGTTCGGCGCACAGAAGAGGTGGACGGTCCCGGCCTCTACCTGACCAATTACGAGAGTGTGCGTGACGGTCGGCTCGACGTGAACCTGTTCAATGCCGTCAGCCTGGACGAGGCGAGCGTGCTTCGGTCCTACGGATCCCTCACCTTTCAAACATTCCTGACCCTTTTCGCGGCCATCCCCTACCGTTTCGTGGCCACGGCCACGCCGAGCCCGAACCGGTACAAGGAGCTCATCCACTACGCTGGCTTCCTCGGCATCATGGACACAGGACAGGCCCTCACGCGGTTCTTTCGGCGAGACAGCACCAAGGCCAATAACCTGACCCTCTACCAGCACAAGGAGCGGGAATTCTGGTTGTGGGTCAACTCCTGGGCCGTCTTCCTGCAGCGTCCGTCCGACCTCGGCTATTCGGATGAGGGGTACGAGCTCCCGCCGCTGCGCGTGCACTGGCACATGGTCAAGTCCGGCTCCACACCCGGGGCCGATCGCCGCGGCCAACTCCAGCTTGTTTCCGATGCCGCCGTGTCCCTGGCCGACGCCTCGCGCGAGAAGCGGGCCAGCCTGCCGGCGCGCATCGCCAAGATGATGGAGATCATCCAAGCCGAGCCGGGCCGTCACACCATCCTTTGGCATGACCAGGAAGCTGAACGTCACGCCATCACCAAGGCGTTGCCCGAGGCCGTAGAGGTCTACGGCTCCCAGGACCTGGAGGAACGGGAAGACCGCATCGTGGATTTCTCCCAGGGTCGATTTCCCCTTCTGGCCACGAAACCGATCCTTTCCGGGTCCGGCTGTAATTTTCAGCGCCACTGCTCCAAGGAAGTCTTCCTGGGCGTTGGTTACAAGTTCAACGACTTCATCCAGGCCGTGCACCGCATCTATCGGTTTCTCCAGTCCGAGGACTGCGACATCCACATCATCTACGCGGACACCGAAACCCGTATCGTCGAGGCGCTCAAGCGCAAATGGGCACAGCATGAGGAGATGGTGGAGAAGATGAGTGAGATCATCCGCAAATACGGCCTTTCCAGGACGGAAATGTGCGAGGAGCTGCGTCGGTCCATCGGCATTAAGCGCGTGGAGGTCCGGGGCGGCCTTTTCACAGCCGTGAACAACGACTGCGTGCTTGAGTGCCAAGGCATGGCCGAACACTCGGTGGACCTGATCCATACGAGCATCCCGTTCGCCAACCACTTCGAGTACACCCCGAGCTACAACGACTTCGGCCACACGGACAACAACGGCCATTTCTGGGCGCAAATGGACTTTCTGACCCCGGAGCTCCTGCGCATCCTTCGCCCTGGCCGCATCTACGCCTGCCACGTCAAGGACAGGATCCTGTTCGGCAACGTCACTGCGAAGGGTGTGCCCACCGTCAGCCCCTTCCATGCCGAGGCAATTTTCCACGGCATGAAGCATGGCTTCGATTATTTGGGCATGATCACCGTGGTCACCGACGTGGTGCGCGAGAACAACCAGACCTACCGCCTGAGCTGGACCGAGCAGTGCAAGGACGGCTCCAAGATGGGCGTGGGTAGCCCGGAATACATCCTGCTTTTCCGAAAGCCCCAGACGGACCGCAGCCGCGGCTACGCCGACGCGCCCGTGGAGCACGACAAGGATGCCTACAGCCTGGCACGCTGGCAGGTCGACGCGCATGCGTTCTGGCGTTCGAGCGGCAACCGGCTTCTGACGGCCGACGAAATGGCCGGTTTTGGGCCGGAGGTCCTGGCCAAGCTCTTCACCGAACAGTCCCTGCAGGATGTCTATGACTATGAGGAGCATGTCAGGATCGGCGATGAGCTCCGCTTGCGCGGAGTACTGCCCACGAAATTCATGGCCCTGGCTCCCGGATCTCACGATCCCATGGTTTGGCACGACATCAACCGGATGCGGACGCTCAACGGCGAGCAGTCCAAGCGGTGCCTGACGCAGCATATCTGCCCCCTGCAGTTCGACATCGTGGACCGGATCATCGAGCGCTACAGCAATCCCGGCGACCTTGTTTTCGATCCGTTCGGTGGGCTTATGACCGTTCCGTATCGGGCCATCCTGAAAGGCAGGAAAGGCTATGCCGTGGAGCTCAACGACGAATCCTTTCTCGACGGCGTCAAATACTGCCGGGCGGCCGAATCAGAGGTCACGGCACCCTCGCTGCTGGATTTCTGCCGGGCTGAAAATCCCCCTGCACCGTGCACAGGACTTCAGCGCGCGGCCCAGGTAGGAGCATGATGAAAGGTTTACTGGAATGGGTAAGGATTGGCGGATTGTTTAAAAAACGGGGATAATCATGAAAGAACTTATCGATATACCCGAGAACGTGCTTTCGTTTCACAAGAAGTGCGCAGAAGCAGTGGGCAGACGTTCGGAAGAACAATTTAATAGCGACATGTATGACCGTGTGCAGCATGGCGTGGAGTCTCCAATAGAGCAATTATTCCTCGCGGCTTTTGAAACTATTCGAACCATCATTGGCCTTGAAGACAATACGTACTTTCCGCATAAGGGTAATATCCTTCGCTGCGGAACATTCATCTCTATCCAGGCCGAAATTGATAAATACCGGGTTGACTTCTTAATCTCACATTTATCTCCCGTCATGGCCATAAGAGGTGAGGAGTATAAGGGGATTGTAGTGGAATGCGACGGGCATCAATTCCATGAAATGTCAGAGCCTGAGCGGAGGTATGAGAAAAAAAGGGATCGCTTCCTGCAAAGGAATGGGTTTAAGGTTCTCCATTTCACGGGTTCTGAAATAGTAAAAGATCCTTTCACCCCAGCAGCCGAAAGTCTATCCTTTGCCACTGGCGAGCCGGTGGAAGAAATCCTCGATGCTTTAAGCGAGTATATCGGGAAATAACATGCGAGACTACGGCGTTGTACATACCAAGTTCTGGACGGAAGATGACGTCCAGGGCTTATCCGATGGGGCGCAACTCCTCTTTCTCTACTTGCTCACCGGGCCGCACACTACGGCCGCCGGCTGTTTCAGGTTGCCCCTGGCGTACATCGCCTCCGACAGGAAGTGGGACCATAAAAACGTCCTGGAACGGTTTGCGGAACTGTCTGGGAACGGTTTCGCATACCGTTGCGAAAACACCGAATGGGTCATCATCCCGAACTTCCTCAAGCATAACCCGATCCCAAACCCGAATTGCGGGCTGGCCGTGGCCAAGGCCCTCGATTCACTCCCTAAGACATTTTCAAGGTTACCTTTACTTATCAATATGTTGGAACAGTTCGAGAACCGTTTACCTAACGGTTTCGTGGACGGTTTAAGGAACCGTTTGCCAAACAGTATGCCGAATCAGGATCAGGAACAGGAACAAGAACAGGAGTTAAGAAACACTCCCTCTACCGAGGGAGTGTCGTTGGCAAGCCCGCCTGATGGCGGACCTGCCAACACCCCCGCGCAGCCGAAACCCGAGACAGGCCAGGGACCGGCCAGGGAAGACGGCGTTCCGAAACGGGCGCGGGATGACTGCCCCCACCAAGAAATCGTGGAGCTTTATCACGGAATCCTTTCGGTGCTGCCCAAGGTCCGCGTGTGGGGAGAGGGGAGCCGAACCCAGCTTAGAAGCAGGTGGAGGGAGGCGAAGGAGCGCCAGGACATCGCTTGGTGGCGGACCTTTTTCCAACGCGTCCAGGCCAGCGACTTTCTGTGTGGCCGGACAGTCGGGAGCAAGGGGCCCTTCCTGGCATCCCTGACGTGGCTGGTGAATCGGACGAACTTCGAGAAGGTCCTCAACGGCGCTTACGACAACCGCGGCCCCCGCACCGGTTCACGCCAGGCGGACCGCAACGCCCTCGTGGCTCAAGCCTTCGCGCAGGGAGAATAGCCCCATGGAACCGGACAAGGAAACCAAGACCCGCTTTGCCGAGATCATGCAGGGCCTAGCCGAGAACTTCGGCGGGGAACTGTCCAAGCCTGGGCTGCAAATGCGCTTCGAGCTGCTACGGGCCTTCCCCATCGAAGCCGTGGAGCAGATGGCCCTGCGCCTCCTGGCCACTCGGAAATACACACGGATGCCGACCGTTGCCGAAATGCTCGAACACCTCGGAGAGGGGTCCGTGGAAGACCGGGCCGAGCTCGAAGCCGCGAAGGTGCTCAAGGCCATCGGGGATGTTGGCGGCTATCAGTCCGTCGTCTTCGACGATCCGGTCACCATGGCCGTGATCCACGGCAGCTACGGGGGATGGCGGCTGCTGTGCGCGGAAACGAGCGAGGCGGATGCCCGGTGGTTCCGGCAGCAGTTCGCCAAGACCTATGCGGCCTACGCCCGCCGGGATGTGAAGGTCTTCGGACACCTGCCCGGGCAACTGGAGATTGACGCGGCGGCCGGAGAGTCCCTGCACACGCCGAAGCCGGTTCTGGTCGGGGACCACGGCCGGGCCAGGGCGGTCCTGGAGGCTGGAGAGAACCGGGACCGGGTGTTTCTCGAAGGACCCCACTCGGCGCCACAGGCTGTCCAGGCCGCGCTCGGAAGCGCCCTGCGACGGGATGACGTGGAGCGGCCCAGGCAATGACCCGCCCCTGCGACCTGCCCCCGGCCCTCCCCTGCTGCCACGCCGGCCGCTGCTATGGCCGCGTGCATTGGGAGGGCAAACCAGCTCCTGGCGTGCCCATGGAGCAGGTGCGGGAATGCAAATGGCGCGAGCAGGCGACGGCCGCGCGGGAGCGACTGGCGCGAGGACACGAAACTGAGGCTGGCGAGGAGCCGGCGAAATCATAACCCGGCTTCGTAGCCGGCAGGAGGAAAACCACATGGACTACAACGAAGCGTTGCAATCGGCCATCGAGATCGTGAAGGCGCAGGCCAGCGTGCGCAACATGACGGAAGAAGAAATCACTTCCATGGTGCGCAACGTGGCCGCCGGCATACAAGCCGCAGCCAAGGGCCATACGACGGGGAACGGTGACGGATACGAAGGTCTTCTGCCGCCCGCCATCGACCCCAAGAAGGCCATCAAGGAAAGCAGCGTGACCTGCCTGGAGTGCGGCAAGTCCTTCAAGGTCATCACCAAGAAGCACCTTGCGTCTCACGACCTGACCGCCGAGGAATACCGCGCCAAGTACGGCTACAAGAAGACCCAGGCCCTGGCCTGCAAGTCGCTGGCCCGGGAGCGGCGGAAGAAGATGCAGGGGATGAAGCTGTGGGAACGGCGCGGGAAGAAGGCCGAAAGCGAAAAGGCGTAGCCGATGCTCCAGGAGCGAATGACCGCCGCTCAATACCGTGCGATGCGCCTCGGGGGAAACCCCGAGGCGCGGCCCGGGCCGGCCAGGCGTGCGCCGCATCAAGCTGGCAAGATGAACGGCACAGAAACCCGGTATCTGCGGGAAATACTCCAACCGCGGCTGAATTCTGGGCACTACCTGGACGTGCGCTTCGAGCCGTTCAAGTTGCGGCTGGCCGATGCCACATTCTACAATTTCGACTTTGTGGCCGTAAGAACCGATTGTATCGAAGTTCACGAGGTCAAGGGCCATTGGGAGGACGACGCCCGGGTAAAATGGAAAACGGCGGCCGAGATGTTTTGGTGGTTTCGTTTCTTCGCGGCCAGGATCGTTAAGGGCTCATGGGAAGTCGAGGAATACCGGGGGTAGGCCTGATGGCCTGGGAGAGGGTTGTGCGCCAGGACATGCTCATAGCAATCATGGCTGACGCCATCGGCAGGGAGAAGGCGCAGCGCGCCGTGGAGGCGTTGATGGACTCCCTCGGGGGCTCTCGCATCGACATCCCGAAAGGCGATGCCGAGCGGCGTGCCTCCAGGGACATGCAGATCAGGCGATTGTACCGCCAGGGAATCGGCTACGCCGTCCTGGCCGAGCGGTTTGCCCTCAGCGAAAAAAGCATCCGCCGGATCGTCGGAACGTAAATTTTCCCACCCCGGGGGCGGCGCGTGTCCCAGCCCCCGCCCATGCTGGCCCCAACAAACGGCCCGCCCCACTCCGCTCCCGGCTGTGCGCGGCGGGCCACCCTTGGGGGCCGCCATGACATACCGATTCGGGAGCCAGTCCCAGGCCAATCTGGCCAAATGCCACCCGACGCTCCAAGCCATCGCCCGGCAGGCGCTCCAGGCGTCCACCTGCGATTTCACCATCACCGCCGGCAACGGGCTCTCCCTGGCCGTGGCCCCCTACCCTGCCGATTCGTCCCCCGAGAAATACCAAGCCATCGTCTCCGCGTTCCGGCAGGCGGCCAAGGCCCTTGGCCTGGCGCTCCGCTGGAGCGGGGATTTCAAGGCTTTCGCCGATCTCTCGCGCCTAGAGATCGACGAGCCGGCCAACGGGCAGTGGTCGGCATCCTCCCCGGCCGCTGCCCCGAAGTCGGTGCCCACTGGCCCCATCACCAAAGGCGGCCCAGTCTACGAAAAGCTCATTGCCTGGCTCAAGGCCGAAGAGGGCCTTGTCCTCAAGGGCCATTGGGACCGCATCGGCAAGGTCTGGGACATCGGCCACGGCTACAACCTCACCGCCCATGGCGTGCCCGACAGTGAAGCCCGCGGCCTCGTCTGGACGCCCGAACAGGCCGACCGGGCTTTGCGTGCCGAGGTGGCCGCCGCCATGACCGAGCTTGAAGCCAACTGGCCACGCTGGGACGACGAGTTTGACCAGGTGCGCCAGGCCGTTTTCGTCTCCGGCGTTTATCAGCTCGGCACCGCTGGCGCGGCCAGCTTCAAAAACACCATCGCCTGCATCCGAGCCCACGATTTCACGGGGGCTGTCCGCAATCTCCATGCCTCGAAATGGGCACGCCAGACGCCGGCCCGCGTTGCCAGGATCGAACAAATGCTGCTGACCGGACAATGGCCTGCAGCGGCCAACGGGGTGCGGTTATGACCATTCACGAAGCCAAACAGTCCGGCCATTGCCGGGACTGCATCTACCGCGTGGTCGGTCCCGGCGAAATGCAGTGCAGCAGCCCGCACCCAGAGGACAAGCCCTGCCCCGGGAAGCGGTCGCGCGAGGAGTTGATGCGAGAGGTGAAGCCATGACGACAAGCGAACGGATTGCCATGGCAAAGGCATTCCTCGGGGCGGCCTCAAAGTCGAAGACGAGCTATGGGGCGACAGGCCTCATGCTCTTACCAGTGGCGAGGTGGTTTTTCGGCCCCGAGATCGATGGGGCCTTTCGGCTCAATGGCTTTCTCATCAACTGGCATTGGAGCACGGATGCTGTCGTAGCCGCGCTTGCGCCTTTTCTTTGGGCCTTCGCCATGTGGGGGCGATCCGTGGCCAAGGGGCCTCTTTGGCCGGCAATTCAGCCAGCCGTGACAAGCCTCGTGACCGCTCTCAGCCAGGCGCACGTCGAAGCCGAACAGCCGGAGCAAGAGTCGCAGGGGCCCATTGCCAAGCAAGGAGGTGAGTCGTGATGCGCATCCTCTGCGCCCTCCTCGCCGTCGTCGTAGTCCTGGCCACGGCCGGTTGCGCGCGGTGGCTCGGATCCGACGTGCGCCTTGGGCCGCCGGCCCCGTTCTGGACAGACACACAGGCCGGGCCGGACCATGTCCAGTCCGAGCCGTTGATTCGGAGGTGATGGCATGCGCATCGTTTCCTACGACGGCGGCGGCATCAAGGGCTACCTGCCGGCAGTTGTCACGGCCGCCATGGAGTCACGGACCGGGAAGCCCATGGGCATCATGGCTGACATGCTGGCCGGAACATCAACCGGGGCGATCCTGGCGCTCGGCTTGGCCGCCGGCATCCCGGCCTTGAATATGGCCAATTTCTACCGCGCCAAGGGCCCGGCTATCTTCCGGCGCACCTGGGGCAAGCGGCTTCGCTCCTGCTTCGGCGTGGCGGATGAACAGTATTCCAACGACGCCCTTCACGCGGGCCTGCGCGAAATCTTCGGCGACAAGAAGCTCTCCGAAATCGCCACCCCCTGCGTGGCCGTGGCCTATGAGATCGAGACGCGGCAGGTGGTCTTTTTCACGTCGTGGGACGCCGCGCGCGATCCGCACCGGGATTTCTCGCTCGTGGACGTGGCCATGGCCTCGGCCGCGGCGCCCACCTATTTCGAGCCCTGGGCGGCCATGAGTGTTGCCGGCGACCGCCTGGCCTGCATCGACGGCGGCGTGGCGGCCAACGATCCGGCCCAGTGCGCCATGGTCGAAGCGCTGAAGGCCGGTCACCCCATCGAGACCATACGGCTCGTCTCGCTCGGTACGGGGCGGGAAGATCGGGCTTACCTGCTCAAGAACGCCCGCAAGGGCGGATTGGCTTGGTGGGCCCGTCCGATCCTCGACATCCTGTTTTCCGCAGCCTCCGACGTCACCGACCACCATTGCCGCCACATGCTCCCCGGCCGGTATGTCCGGCTTCAGCAGGATTTTTCGGAGCCCGTGGGCATGGACCAGACGGACGAACGGGCCTGGGCCGTCATGCGCATGTGCGCCCGCAAGATCATGGAAAGGGATGAGTTCGAGGTGGCCCTGGGGCTGATGGGAGAGGAGGCATAGGCGTGGGCGGCGACGACGTGGACGACCTGTGGAAGGCGGTCAATGACCTCCGGGCCGGTCAGGGAGCCATGTTGGTGTCCCTCGGGCGCATCGAGGCCATGCTCAACGAGCGGTGTGATATGCGCGCGAAGAAGCTCGAGGACCATGAGGCGAGACTGCGTACCGTCGAGCATCGCGTCTGGTGGGCGTCGGGGGCTGCGGCCGTTATTGGCATCGTCGTCAGTTTTGCGGTCAAGCATTTCGGGCAGTAGCCAGCATAATGCCAAAACCTCGCGGCGGCTCTACCCGGCCGCCGAACGCGCCCGGCAGGCCGATTAAGCCCGGGCGCAACGGATAAACGGGCACCTCTTTTCGGAAGGCGAGTTGCAACGGGTGAGCCTGCCCCGGGGGAATCCAGCGTTAAGCCCCGTCACCAATGACCGCTGGGTATGCACGGTAGGCCCGATATTTCGCGAGGGAGAGGCAACAGACTCAAGGCCGGATTTCTGGGTTTCTACGGGGAGGATTGCGAGCGATGAGCGGAGGCTGGCCTTACAACACCGCACGCTGGCGCAGACTTAGAGAGGCAAAGCTGAGGGACTGTCCCTTGTGCGAGTATTGCCCTTCTCACGCTCAGGCTGTGGCCACAGAGGTGGACCACCGCCAGGCGATCAATAACGGTGGCGACCCGTGGGCGTGGGGAAACCTCGCATCGGTCTGCGGCACCTGCCACAAGTCCAAGACCGTGGCCGACAAGCAGGGGCAGCCATGGGTGCGCAAGGGGTGCGGTCCTGACGGGATGCCGCTGGACCCTGGGCACCCATGCTACAAGATTTGATGGATGGGGGCGTGAAAAGTCTACAGCTTTGGCCTTTGGAACCGACATGGCCCATTCACGCGCAGTTTCGTTCTGATTTTGGGGTGAAAAATCATGGGTAAGCGAGGACCGAAGGCCAAGACCTTGGCGGCCGTTCCCGAGGTTGGCAAGCGTCAGCCGGACCGGCCCGAGCCATTGCCGGGCATGTCCACCCGGTCGCGGGCCATGTGGCGCCGCATCGTGGCCGAACTCCCGGCCGATCACTTCAAGTCGGGCGACCTCCCCCTCCTCCGCGACTACTGCGAGGCCTATGACCGCAGCACCCAGGCCGAGACGGAGATCAAGCGTCACGGCCTCACTGTACTCAATGGGAAAGGAGCCCTCAAGGCCAACCCCGCCGTGGCCATCAAGACCGCAGCCGCCCACACCATGAAGGCCCTAGCCGTGGCCCTGCGCTTGTGCGCCAGTTCGAGGCTGACGACGAAGCAGGCCGGAAAGGAAGAAACACCAGCGGCCTCCCCGTCCAAGCGGAGGATGTTCGGTGGCTGATCGAAACGCTGACCGCTCCCAGGCGGTCATCGACTTCATCGAGACCCTGGTCTGCCCTGACGGCGAATTTGTCGGCCAGCCCATCGTTCTGCGTTCCTGGCAAAAAGACATCATCCGGGCAGTATATGAGCCTACGCGCCCTGACGGCCGCCGGCTGGTTCGCCAGGGCGTATTCTCAGTCGGCCGTAAGAACGCCAAGACGGCCCTGATTGCCGGCCTCTGCCTGGCTCACCTTTGCGGTCCGGAAGCGATTCGCAACGGCCAGCTCTATTCCGTGGCTTTCGACCGTGAACAGGCGGCGATCCTGTTCAAGTACATGGCGGCCATGGTGGCCATGGATGAGGAGCTGTCGCAGCGCCTGAACATTATCGAAAGCCGCAAAAAACTCGTTGACCCAGTGTCAGGCTCCGAGTTTACGGCCCTGTCGTCCGAAACCAAGGGCAAGCACGGCAAGTCGGCAAGTTTCATCGTCTTTGACGAGCTGGCGCAGTTCGGCTGCGACCGGGAGCTTTACGACACGATGATGACCAGCCGCGGCGCACAGGCCGAGCCCCTTGTCTGGGTCATCTCCACACAGGCGGCGGACGACAAGGCGCTTCTGTCCGAGTTGATCGACTACGCCGTCAAGGGTGAAGACCCGACCGTGGTTGGCTTCCTCTTCACGGTCCCGAAGGACGCGGACCCCTGGGACGAGGCGAATTGGTATCTCGCAAACCCGGCCCTGGGTGACTTCTGCTCTTTGGAGACCATGCGTGAGGAGGCGGCCAAAGCTCAGCGAATGCCCTCGGCCGAGGCCAGCTTCCGAAACCTGCACCTGAACCAGCGGATTGACGCAACCGCCCACTTTATCACCCCGGACGTCTGGCGGTCCAATGGCGGGGAGCCGGATTTTTCCGTCTTCGAGGACCAGCCCGTGACCGGCGGCCTGGACCTGTCCGGCAAGAACGACCTGACGGCCTTGGTCTACGTGGCCCAGGACGCGGCCGGGGTCTGGCAGGTTCTGCCCTACTTTTGGACCCCGGGCGACAACCTCCGCGACCGCGAGGACCGGGACAAAAACCCGTATTGCCTGTGGCGCGACCAGGGATTTTTGAACGCCGTCCCTGGCAAGACCATCGATTACGCTTTCGTCGCCATGGCCATCAAAGAGCATCGGGAGCGCATGAACATCGCGGGGATCAAGTTCGACCGCTGGCGCATCGCCGACTTGCAGCGCGAACTGTCGGCGGTGGATGTCCCAGCCTGGATTGACGGCCAGGACGATCCTATCCCGGATGGCCTACGTCTCATTCCTCACGGCCAGGGTTTCAAGGACATGTCGCCGGCTGTCGAGCTTGTCGAGGACACCCTTGTCAAAGAGGCCATGCGCCACGGCATGCACCCGGTGCTTACCATGTGCGCCATGAACGCCCGCGTGCAGGCGGACCCGGCCGGCGGACGGAAGTTTGACAAGATCAAGTCCACGGGCCGGATCGACGGTATTGTTGCCCTGGCCATGGCCCTGAACGGGGCGACCGGCGCGAAGCCGGAAGAGGCGAAAGCGGCCGGGATTTTCGACTGGAACGCCTATCTGGAGGGTCGGTCATGATGCAGGCGCAGATGCAGCCTATCCCGTTCGCCGGCCAGTGGTCGCCGTTCCGCGAGGCCGGGCAGTGCCCGGTGTGCGGGGCGTGGGTGAAAATGGGGCGGACAGGCCGGGTGATGCCGCCTATCGAGAAAAGCCGCGTCCGTTACCTCTGTTGCAACTGCTGTGGAGAGCGGTTCAAGGCGACCGAGACGGACCCGACCGTCTAAGAAAAAGGGCCGCCCTTTCGAGCGGCCCCATCTCTCGTCTCTGCACCCTACCCCTTGCGCAGTAAAGCGAAGACCGCGATCAAACCATCCATAGCCTCGTAGATGCAGCGATAGGCGACCCGCATCTGTTCGTCCGCTATGCGAAACAGGGCATAGTGCGGCCCCATGGCCTCATCTAAGAATGAGGCCACGCCGGAGCGGCGGTTTTCCTTGAAAGGGGCGAACGCTTCGGCTTTGATGGCATCAAGTTCCTTGCCGAACCGCTCAAAAGCGTCAGCCGCCTTGAATGACAGTCTGCGCCATATCTGCGAGTTGTCGGGCAAGGCTGGATAGAACCATGCATAGTCCTGAAGCGTGCGAGATTGGGGAGTTGGCAGGGCCTTGGGTTCCTCGCCCGGCAACGTCGTCGCGTCCGCTAGCGTCTTCACGAACAGCACGGCCCGGGGCAACTGTTCCACGGTCAGTTCCTCGATGGCCTTGATGCCCATGACGTCATGCACCTTGCGCCATGCAGCCTTGTAGGCTTCCTGATTCGGGCCGCCGGGCAACATGCCCACATAGCGGTTGACGAGGCCGGTAAGCGCATTGCGCTCCTTGGCTGTGGTCAGGCGGGAGGGTGTCGGCTCGGCAGGAGGGGCCGGAGGGCATACTTCATATTTCCCCGTGCGCCGCAGAGCCGGGATCACTTCGGAGGCGATCCAGTTCGTGAACCGGTCCGCCTCGGGCTTGTTGGAGCGGAAGGCCAGCTTGTAGACGGCGGGTTCGGAGATGACGATAGTCCGCTGCTTCGTTTCAGCAATTATTTTACCGTCTTTCAGGCGAGGAGTGAGGAGTTTCCTCATGCTTCTCCAAGCCTCCGGGATATTGTCAAGAATCTTTCCGTGCCACGCAAGCCCGAGAGCGGCGGCGGTGTCCTTGGCAACAAACCATGGGACTCCATCGCCATTGATGACGGTGCGAATTTTGTGGGACTCGAAGGCAAAGGGAACGGGGGAGTAGGTGGTATTGCCCGTCGAAACGGGTTCGGATAAAATAGCCTGAGCCATGGTGCACCTCCGTGTAAGGTGTGCTGGGGTTAGGCCTCGGTTGGAAGTGCCACCTTCCGGCCGGGGCCGCTTTTGTTATTTGGTTTCCTTGGAACGCTCCAATTTTTCCTTGACAGCCTCGATTATCCAATCCTGAAGGGTCTTCCCCTCCTTTGCCGCCTGGGCTTTTGCTTCCCGGTGAACGTCGTCCGGGAAAACCTTTATATTGATAGCTTTCACCATTCGCGCCCTCCTTTCTAGTTTTCTAAGTTTTACTAGCCGGCCTGTCAACTCGGCCCGCGCTAAAATTTTGTTGTGTCAAGAAAAAAGTGGCGACGGTTCAAAGATGATCCGTCGCCACTTAATATCGTTGTAGCTAAATATTAATTCTATATATCGTATATATTATATGGAATTTTAAACTAATTTTGAAGAGCAAAAGTTGTTATAGAATTTAACATCGCATCCATACGCTGTATTCCGGCCGGCAAAGAAGTGTCGTATGCAAGCAGCTGTTTACCATTTTTTGCGCTTATGCAATAAATAACTGGCGACCCCTCCCCAGAGGAATAAGCAGCTACAACATCAACTTCAGGAGAAGGATTTGGTAGTGTAGTATAATTCCCCTGTAAAATTTCTACAGATTTGTATATATTTTTTGCTTTTATGCTGTTAGCGAGCAAAAAATATCCATTCGCGTCAGATTGAGAAATATAGTCAATTCTTTCCATAGCAAGAGACCCTATCGGCCTAGCGTCTACCTTCTGAATTCTTAACACACGGTCAGATATTATTGAATTTTTTGTAGGGATAGATACCAATAGTCTTTTGGACGTTAAGGGTGAAGGAAGTGGCTTAATTTGAGATATTATACTGTTTTGCTCAACCATTTGATCGGATAATGCAGCCTCTTTCGATGAATACTTCTTAGAACCAACTAAATAAGTGTTTGTAGAGCAACCGCATAAAAAAATAAACGCAAAAACAAATAAAGTAAAAAATCTGCTAATCATTTAACATACTCCCGCTTGCTTTAATGCATGTTTGTCGATCAATATTAATTGGTTGATTGTTTCCAATTTTACATCTTACCGTAGGGGTATCATCTTTTTGGGAGTTGTCTAAGCAAGACAAATCGTTTTTTTTGATTTTAATTTTTTCAGTTTGTTTCGATTTTTCTGAATTTATCTCTGAAAGTATTTCAACTTTCGCTTTCTCAATAGAATCACGCTCTCTTTCTTTGTATTCTTTATCTTGAGCAAGTCTTATAGACTCTGCATTTTGACTTAATAATTCCTGTTGTTGTGCAAGTGCTATTTCCTGCTGACGGATCAATTCTTGTCGTTGTGCTATAGCCGCAGCAGTATCAACAGTATATACGAATTGATTATACGCTCTGACTTGCTGCGGGGTACATCCAGGCAATAACAAGACAAGTACGAAAGCTATAGCTAGGAAATGCATAGCAGACCTCGATTTTCACCACCCTTATCAGCCATGCGATAAGATAGGCAAGACAGATTCGCATGTAAACATGCGAAAGCTTCCGAAAAGCCTCTTTTCTGCACGCAGAAACAGCCCCCTAGCATTTTCCCCTCCCCACTCCTTACCGTGGCCGTATGTCCTGGTGGAACCCGATATCCTGGCTTCGCCACAGCCCGAAAAACACCTACGGCGCTGACCCCATCGCCGAGGAGGAGGCGATTCGTCTTATCGCCGGGGGCTACGGCGTTCCCACCGCCTCCGGCGTGGTGGTTAACGAGACCACGGCAATGCGGGTTTCCACGGTCTACCGGTGCGTTTCGCTCATTGCCGGCACCATCGCGTCTCTTCCGTGTGAGGTCTACCGGCGCAAGGGCGACCGGTCGGACATTGCCGAGGATCACCCGGCGTTCTGGCTGCTCCACAATGAGCCTAACCCGCTCATGACGGCCAAGGTCTTTTGGGAGACCTTCATGTGGGCGGCCCTCATGCGGGGCAACGGCTACGCCCTCATCGGCCGGTCCGCGCTCGGCGCGCCGACGAGCGTCACATGGGTAGCGTCCAACTGCGTGAGCCCGCAGCTTTCCCAGGACAAGACGCGGTTGCAATACGTCATCCGCACCGCTTCCGGCGAAACGCGGCGCTTTGACCAGGACGACGTGCTCCACGTCCCCTTTATCGGCTGGAATGGCCGGGAGGGCCGCAGTCCCTTGGAGTGCGCCCGGGAGTCCATCGGCTTGGCGACTGCCGGCCAGGAGTTCAACGAGCGGTTTTTCTCGCAGGGGAACGCAGCCGACATCGCCTTGACCTACCCGCAGAACATCAACCCCGAGCAGGCCAAGCGCATCCTGGACACCTGGGAAGCAAACCGTGGCGGCCTGGCCAAGATGCGCCTTCCCCTCATCGTGGAGGGTGGCGGCGAGGCCAAGCGCCTCGACTTCACGGCCGAGGACTCCCAGCTCCTGGAGTCGCGATCCTTTCAGGTCGAGGACGTGTGTCGGTTCTTCGGCACGCCGCCGCACATGGTCGGGCATACCGAAAAAACGACCTCCTGGGGAACCGGCGTCGAGCAACAGACCCTCGGCTTCACCAAGTTCACCCTGCGCCCGATCCTCAAGGGCATTGAGCAGGAGGTGGACCGCAAGCTCCTTCGCTCCGGCCGCTTCTACTGCAAGTTCAACATGGACGCCTTGCTCCGCGCCGACAGCAAGGGCCGGGCCGAGTTCTACAAGGCGGCTTTGGGCGGCACGCAGTCTCCTGGGTTCATGAAGGTCAACGAGGTCCGAATCCTCGAGAACCTGCCTCCCGTCTCGGAAGGCGACAAAATTTACGCGCCCGTCCCGGCCGCCACGCCGGACAAGCAGGGCCAGGACTCCACGGGGAACCAGGGAGGCGACAATGCCGTTTAAGCGAAAAACCGCCCGCGACCTGTACTCGGACGCCGAAAAGGCGGCCAAGTCGCGCGTTGCCGAAGGCAAGCCCTTGCTCCTGAGCCCCCAGGCCAAGGCCGACGACGAGGAAGCGACCCTCTACGTCTACGACGCCATCGGATCCTGGTTCGGCATCGCGGCTTCGGATTTCGTCCAGGCTCTGGCCGACATCACGGCCAAGACCATCCACTTGCGCATCGATTCTCCGGGCGGGTCCGTCTTCGAGGCCGAGGCCATGCAGACGGCCCTGCAGCAGCACGCGGCCCGGGTCATCGCGCATATCGACGGACTGGCCGCCAGCGCCGCAACCACGCTCGCCTTGGGCGCGGACGAAATCGAGATCAGCGACGGCGGCGTGTTCATGATCCACAACGCCTGGAACATCGCCATCGGGAACAAAGACGACATGCTGGATGCGGCGGCTTTCCTAGAGAAGATCGATGGGAACATCGCCGCCGACTACCAGCGCAAGACCAAGGCCAGCCTTGAGCAGATCAAGGAGTGGATGGACGCGGAAACGTGGTTTTCCGCTGCCGAGGCCCTGGAGCACGGCTTTGTGGATCGCATTTACAAGCCGGAGGGTGATGACGACGGCGAAGCCCTGGACAAGTGCAAGCCGAAGAAGGGCCAGAACGCCACCGATCAGGCCTTGGCCGGAAAGCAGGCCCTCGCCGCTCGGCTCCGGGCGCTCCGGCTTATCGAAGTCGGCTCTTAGCGGGTCTCCCGCACCAATAAACGACGCCAGAGGAGAAACACCATGGCAATCAGCATTCAGGCCCTGCGGGAAGCCAAGGCCAAGAAGGTCGAGGAAGCCCGCGCCATCACCGAGAACAAGGAATCCCTGACCGACGACGAGCAGAAGCAGTTCGACGCGCTCATGGCCGAGGCCAAGACCCTGGACAAGCGCATCCAGAACGAAATGGATCTTCAGGGCCTGACCGATCCGGCCCGGGCCGCCGCCACGGCCGCCGACGCCCTGCCGCGCGTGGACGTCGAGGCCAAGCCCGTCTACCGCAACCTCGGCGAGCAGCTCTTGGACGTCCGGTCCATGACCCTGGACAACGCCGACGCGCCCAAAGCCCGCGAGCGGTTCCAGCAGGTCGTCAACGCCGCTTCCGGCGCATCCACCGGCATCGATTCCGAAGGTGGCTATCTGGTCGAGACCGACAAGGCCGCGTCCATCATGGAGACCGCCATCCAGACCGGCGTCCTGTCCTCGCGCTGCACCCGCCAGCCCATCGGGGCCAACGCCGACAGCTTCGAATACATGGCCGCCGACGACCGTGACCGTTCCACCGGCAAGCGAAACGGTCTCCAGGTTTTCCGCAAGGGCGAGTCTGACACCATGGGTTCGTCCGGCAAGGTCGCCCTCAAGCCCCGGGAGCTCCGCGTCGAGGATATGTACGGCCTGCTCTACGTGACCAACCGCATGCTGCGCGATGCCGTGGCCCTGGCCGCCTATGCGCAGCGCTGCCTGCGCGAGCAATTCGCCTTCAAGTTGGACCAGGAAATCTTCGAAGGCACCGGGTCCGGCCAGTGCCTGGGCATCATGAAGTCCGCCCTGCCCGTGTCCGTGGCCAAGGAAACCAGCCAGGCCGCCAAGACCGTCGTGGCCGCCAACGTGGTCAAGATGCTCGCCCGCTTCTACGGCAACGTGGCCAACGCGGCGTGGTTCGTCAACCAGGACGTACTGCCGCAGCTTCCGCTCATGACCCTGGGCCAACAGCCCATCTTCATCCCCGGCGGCTCTTTCGCCAACGCCCCCTTCGGCGTCCTGCTCGGCCGGCCCATTATCCCTATCGAGTTCTGCGAAACGCTCGGCACCAAGGGCGACATCATCCTGGCCGACTTCTCGGAATACCTGCTCATCGAGAAGGGCGGCATGGAGGAGGCCGAGTCGATCCACGTGAAGTTTCTGACCGACGAAACCGCCTATCGATTCATCGCCCGGAATAACGGCCAGCCCATGCACAACGCGCCCATCAAGCCGCTCAAGGGCACGAACACCCTTTCGCCGTTCGTCATGCTCGACGACCGGGCCTAAGCCTGTCGGGCAAGGAGACACGCCATGCACAACCTGATCGAAAACGTGAGCATCGTCGAGGCTATCGCTCCGGCGGCCGGCGGCTCCGACCTGGCCGGCGACTACATCAGCCTCAAGCACGCCGAACACGTGACCGTCCTGGTGCACATCACCCAGGGCAATGCGGCCACCGTGGGCCTTTCCCTGCTCCAGGCGACGGCCGTCGCCGGCACCGGGGAAAAACCACTCGCCACGCCCGTTCCCATCTGGTTCACGGCCGACTGCGCGACCTCGGACATCCCGGCGCGCCAGACCGACGACGTGGGATTCACCACCGACGCGGCAGTCAAGCACAAGATCGTGGCCTTCGAGGTTCCGGCAGAGGCCCTGGACGTGGCCGGCGGCTTCGACTGCCTGAGCGTGGCCGCCGAGCACTCCAACGCGGCCAACATCATCGCCGCGCAGTACATCGTGAGCAAGCGGCGCTACGGCGGCGACACCTCGTTCATCGTGGACTAGCCCCGGAGACCGAGATGCAGACAATTGTCGTCATGGGTGCAGCGCCGAACCTCGGCCAGGACCTCGCCAGCCTTGGCGCGGTCGGAGCCGACTTCATGGCCATCAACCGCTCCGGGATTTCCTCCGTCCCGGGCATCCGGTATTGGGCCACGCTGCACCCTGGCGACTTCTCGGCCGAGGCCTGGCACGAACAGCGCCACGCCATCGGCGGCAACATGGATTTCGAGACCATCACCCGCCTGACCATGCCCGACCTGTCCGTACCCGGGTTCCGCCACGGCGGCCCGTCCGTTTCCGGGTCCTCCACGCTCTATGGCGTAAGCGCCGCGCTGATCCTCGGCTATGAGCGCATCATCGTGGCCGGCGCGCCCCTTTCGGACAGCGCGTATCGGATTTTCCGCCTTGGCTGGCTGGATATGCTGGATCGCATGCGCGGAAAAGTCTTTTCCTTGTCCGGCTGGACTCGCGACCTCCTGGGGGCACCCGATGCTTAGGATCGTCACCGCGCCGACTTTCGAGCCCGTCACCCTGGCCGAGGTCAAGGCCTTCGCCAGGATCGACGCGACCGGGGACACCACGGCTGACGCGGCCAATGACGCGCTCATCGGATCGCTCGTCACGGCGGCGCGCGAGGAGGCGGAACAGATCACCCGGCGGGCCTTCCTGGCGCAGACTCTCGAGCTGACCCTGGACAGGTTTCCCCGTTGGGGTCGGTGCATCGAACTTCCCCGGCCGCCGTTGGGCGAGGTCGCGTCCGTCATCTATTTCGACGCCACGAATGTCGAAACGACCATGGCCGAGGCGGCGTATGTCGTACTGGATGCAGCCGAGGCGGTACCCCCGTCCCTCTACCCCGCTCCTGGTGGTTTCTGGCCGGACGCATACTGCCGGCCCGATGCCGTGCGCGTCCGCTACACGGCGGGATGGCCTGCCGCTGTCTATGTGCCCGAGAACATCAAGACCTGGATCAAGCTGCGCGTCTCGACCTTGTGGGCCAACCGGGAAAGCATCGTCGCCGGCAACATCTCCGCGTCCGCCGTGGAGATGCCCGGCCGGTTCCTGGACGGCCTTCTGGACCGCTGGCGCATCGTGGGGGTGGCGTGATGGCCATCCGATCCGGCGAACTCAAGCACCGCATGATCATCCAGGCCGCGACCAAGGTGAACTCCGGCGGCGTGTGGAAAGACACGTGGTCCCCGGTCGCCACGGTATGGGCCAAGCTCTGGGCCAAGTCCGGTCAAGAACGACAGATGGCCAGGGCGAACCAGGCCGTCGTGTCCCATGGCGTGCTCATGCGCGCCTATGCAGGCCTGACCACGGCGCACCGACTCAAGATGGGCACGCGGACTTTCGCCATTACTTTCATCAACGACACCGTGCCGGGCCAGTTGACCATGGACGCGACCGAGCTTCCGGGAAAGGAGGCCGCCTAGATGGCATCCCGCACCGACGTCCGCCCCATGGTCCGTAAAGCCCTCAACGCGCGATTCAATGCGTCCCCGGCCAGCGCCTTTTTTACGGCGGTCGGCGGCAGGCTTGCCTATGCCAAGGCCCCGCAAGACTGGCCGCTTCCCTACGCCACATTCTTTTTTGTGAGCGTCGATCCGGCCGACACGTTCACCGAGCGCACCGACGACATACTCGTCCAGATTTCCGTGTGGGCGGATGCGGCCGACACTGCCGAGGACATTGCCTCCCTGGCCTACGGCCTTTTCGAGCATCAGGAAATGAGCGCCACGGGCATTGCGCCGTTCGAGTTGTATCGCGATGCCCCGGTGCCCACCATGGACGAAGGCGACGGCATCACGTCGCTTTGGCAATCCGGCATCACCCTGGCCGGTCTCGTAGAAACCATCTAACCGCGAGGAGCTACCATGCCGGTCGCCAACCATGAACTCGCTGTGGATGCCGCCATCGTCCTGAAGTGCGGCACCGTGGACGAATCCGTCGTCAAAGGTCTCAACAAGCTCGGCCTGCCCGAGTTGATGCGCAACGTCGTCAACGTGTCCGAGTTCCGCCGGGACTTCGACATCGAATTCACCGGCTCGGGCAAGTACGGCCAGATCACCGCCGCCGGGAACCTCGTCCTGGGAGACACCAAAGGCCAGGACCAGCTCAAGGCGTACCTCAAGGCCAACACCAAGATCACCGACACGCGGGTCTACCTTGACCTGGAAAACTTCCTGACCGTGGACCTCGCCAACGACCCCACTTCCTGCTTCCAGGTCCAAAAGGTCACGCCCGGGCAGGCCGACAAAAACGGCGTGTTCCCTATCGACGTGGCGTTCACCGTGGGCGGCGATTTCGCCTATTTCACGGTGCACAAGACATCCTCCCTCGCCTTCGTTTCCGGATCCTCCGGCGTCAAGGACACCATCACCGACGCCGGCTCCGGTTTCGTGACCGCCGGTTTTGCGGTCGGGCAGACCATCATCGTCGAGGGCTCCACCGGCAACGACGGCCAATACCTGATCACGGGTGTGGCCGCCGGAACCCTGACCCTTGACGGCGAAGGAGAAATCACCACGCACGCGGCCGAGTCCGTCACGGTCCACGGCGGCAAGCTGTAGGCCGGTCCCGATATTTGGGCGGCAGGGGCGCGCGTGCCCTGGCGGGTAAACCCCGGCCCGCCGGCCGCCCATCAATTACGGGGAGATGAAGGGGACACCCATGATCGTTTCCGAAGAGACCGCCCTCAAGAAAAAGTTTTTCGAGTACCCGGACGATCCCGACAAGTCGATGTTTGAGATCAGCGTCCTGGGCCCGGCGCAAAAGGCCTCCATCAAGTCCAAGACCACCAAGGTCGTGGCCAAGGATGGCGGCGGCGAAATGGTCTTCGATACGGCCACCGCCGGGAGCATGCGGGCTTTCGCCGCTATGACCGGATGGGAAAACGTCTTCGCCACCAAGGAAGACAAGGCGGCCGATCGGTGCATGCCCTTCACCGCCATCAACAAGCGCAAGCTCCTCGACGGCGTTCCCGGCATGGAAGAGTGGGTCCTGGAAAAGCTCGACGAGTTGACCCAGGAATACGAGGCCGAGCGGGAGAACGAGAGAAAAAACTAGAGGATTGGGGGGCGTGGCTCTCGGGCGTCGGCCGCAAGGATTGCGATGCCTGCCGCCGAGCCTTCGCCCCTCATCCCCGCGACGACAAGGACGACAAGGCCAGGAAAGCCGGAGGTCCGCCGTGCGACACCTGCAAGCCCAAGGAACTGCTGCCCGGGAACATCGCGGCCTGGGGCGTGTACCAGCGGTGTGCGGGGCAACTCATCTTCTCGGGCATGGGCGACCCGGTGGACATCAACATCGTGGCCGTCATGGGGCTCATGGCTTTGGAGCAGTTGCCGCACCAAGCTGAGTGCTTGGAAAAAGTGCAACTCATCGCCCGCACCGTTCTGGGCGAGCAAGCCAGGGAGCGTGAGCGGCGTAGAGAACGGGAAGAAAAAAGGGGCCGGTAGGGCCGGCCCCATACCAGGAAACAGTCATGGCCCAGGCCGCCTATACCTCTAACGTGGACGCCATCATCGCCGCCTTCCGACAAGGGGCCGAAAATGGCGTCTCCACCGCCGTGGAGAAAATAGCGGCCAGGGCCAGGACGCTTTGCCCGGTCGGGACTACGGAAAAGGCGGCGCGTCGGTCATTTTATCAGTCCGTGGGCGGCCGCAAAAAGAAAGACGGCTCGCGCAACTACAAGTGCGTTCGCGTCACTGCTCGCCGGAATGTCGGCTGGACGTCTCGCCGGCCCGGCACCCTCCGGGATTCCATATTCACCCGCGTCCGCTGGAAGGACGGCGTCTGTCTCGGCTGGGTCAAGGCCGGCGCGGACGGGACGCCTGACGGATCGGCCTTCTATGCCCCCCATGTCGAGTGGGGAACCGCCAAGATGCAGGCCAAGCCGTTCATGCGCCCCGCCCTGCGCGGCGAGCGCGCCGCAGGCCTCAACGATATCGGCATGGCCATCGGGCTTGAACTCGGCCAGGTCACGCGCCGGGGCGTGAAGCGGAGAGTCTATGGCGTTTAACCTCGGCACCATCGAATCCAAGGTCAAAGTAGACGGCCTTGCGCAATTTGGCGACGACCTGAAAAAGGCCGACGCCACCATGGACGCTTTTGCCCAGCAGACGGCCAAGCGGTTCACGCGCGTCGAAACCGACGTCAAGGCTGCCGCCAAGGCCATGGGCATGTCCGCCCAGGAGATGCAGGGCGCCCTTGACCGGGCGATGAAAAGCATTTCCGCCGATACGGCCACGAAATCCCTTGAGCGCATGTCCCGGCAACTCGGTCTCTCGAAGAAGGAAGTCGAGGATTGGGGGCGTCAACTCGGGCTGTCGGCGCAGACCATCGAGACGTTGGCCGGGAAGCTCTCCGGGGCAGGGTCCGGCATGTCCGCGCTCGTCTCCCTCTCCAAGCCCTTGGCCGGAGCCATAGCCGGCGCGTTTTCCATCGGGGCCATAACTGCCTTCGTGACCGAGATTGCCAACGTCAAGATGCAGTTTGAGGCGTTCGACAGAACGCTGAAGATGGTTACCGGCTCACAGACCGGCGCGGCCCTGGCCATGGAGTCCCTGGCCGCGACATCCGACAGCCTGGGGTTACGGCTGGTGGACGCGGCGGACGGTTACAAGCTCATCGGCGCCGCGGCCAAAGGCACCACGCTGGAAGGGACGGCCGCCAAAAGCGCATTTGAGGGCATCGCCTCGGCCGCCTCTGTCCTCGGCATGTCCGCGAGCGACGCAAACGGCGTCATGCTGGCCCTTTCTCAGGTCATTTCAAAGGGCAAAGTCCAGGCCGAGGAGCTGCGGGGCCAGATCGGCGAGCGTCTTCCGGGTGCCTTTCAGATCGCGGCCCGGGCCATGGGCATGACCACGGTCGAACTCGACAAACTCATGTCAACCGGCGGGCTTCTCGCGGATGACTTTGTCCCCAAATTCGCGGCCGAACTCCAAAAGACCTTCGGCACGGCCGCGACCGAGGCCGGCAACAGCACCCAGGCGTCCTTTAACCGGATGCAAAATGCTTGGGACCAGCTCAAGGCGGCACTAAGCGATACGGCGGCATTTAGCGGAGCAATGGCCGCCATAAGAGGTCTTACATCTTTGGCCGAGTGGGCTGCGGATAGAATGCGGTCCGCAAGCGAGACGCTTGGAACAGTAAAGCAGATATCTGATTACGAACAGAAGGCAATAGATCTAAAAAGCAAACTAGGCAGCGGGGAAGGAATCTCAAACAAAATAAGCGCGTTTGAGTATGAATTTATTCCTAAAGATGACGTCCTTAAACAAATAAAGGATTACGAAGACAAAGCATTTTCATTAAGGCAAGAGATATCCGAAAACAACAGGAGGGAGGCTGGTAGAAAAAGTCTTGCTGCTATTAATAGCCAGCAAGAAAAAGAGCAGGCAGCCATTAAAGGCGGCGAAAAAGCCACCATGTCCGCCTGGAAGTCTTCATCTGACAAGTCGTTGTCCTTGTGGGCCACACAACAAGACGAAATATCTGATGCCTACGAGAAGGCTTACAAGGGCGAGATCACCCAAGGGGCCATGGACACCCTGGTTGGCGAGGCCAACAAGAAATACGCTTCCGGCCTGGAAGACCTCGCCAAGAAGGGAGAGAAGGCCGCGAATGCCATCGCCAAGGCCGATGCCCAGGCAACCAAGCTCATCAATGAAGCCCGCGGCAAGGCTGAAGAGGCCGCCGCCACCTTCAACGGCGACACCTGGGCCGCCAAAGAAGCCAAGGCCACGGCCGACTATCAAAAGGAGCTCGACTCCCTCCAGGTGAAGCTGGTCGGCTACAAGGGCACCAACCGCGACGTAATGGAGGCGGCGCTCAAGTATTGGGCCGAGTACGAATACGGCGCGCGCATGGCCAAAATCGCCCTCGACAAGTGGCGCGATGATATGAAGTTCTGGGGCGACACCATGTCCCAGATCGGGGAGCTCTCTTTCGATCCGGCCAAGACCTACGACGGCGAGTTGACCAAGCTCAAGGAGGCGCAGGCCGAGGCGTTGCGGCTGGTGGGCGACAATCAGGAAAAGATCGACGCCATCAACCGACTCTATGCCCTCAAGGAGACCGGCCTCCGCGAGAAAACCTTGGGCGACGTCGCCAAGCTGGACGACGATTATTGGCAGCGCCGCATGCAGGGCGCCCAGAATCTCCAGGCGTTCCTTGAAAAGCAGGGCGTGAGCGAAAAGAACATCGCCATCGCCGTCTCCCGGGAAAAGTCCAAGATCGCCAAGGAAGAGCTTGAGGCCCGCATCGGCTACGAACAGGATTTCCTCTCCACGCTCAAGGACGTTCTGGCCGATGAGTTTGGCCTTTACAAAGACAGCCTGACCCGGCAGCATGATGAGTGGGTTTCCCTATCCAAGGACTTGGCGTCCAGCGTCCACGAATTTTCCGGGACCGTTGCCAGCGCCGCCACGGACGCCTTCAAGTCCTGGATCACCGGCAGCGGCACCATGCAGGACGTTTTCAAATCCGCTTTGGATTCGATGCTCGACTACTTGATGAACATCGTCCAGCGGATGATCAAGTACGCCCTGGAAAATTACGTTGTCATACCCATCGTGGAGGAGCTTGTCGGCTCCGACGCCACCAGCGGCATTTTCGGGAAATCTTCCGGATCCGGCTCATCCTCTTCCGGCCTCCTGGACAAGGCCGTGAGCGGCGTCAAAAGCGCCAGCGGCATCACCGACCTATTTTCGTCCGGGGCATCTGCCGCCGGCGCGCTCGGCTCGGCCGGGGTTTACGACGCCGCGTCCTACGGCCTTGGCTCCACGGCGCTCCTCGGCGAAACGTCCAGCCTGACCGGAGCCGCCGCGGCCGGAAGCGTTTGGGAAGCCGGTTCTGCTGCATCCCTGGCCGCCACGCCGTCCGTTGCCGCAGCCGTCCCCACGGCCGCAACCGAAGCCGCCGCCGCTACCGGCGCGAGCGCCGGGGCAGCGGCCGGGGCCAGCATCGGTATCGGGACCGTGCTCGGCGTTGCTGGCGGTATAGCCGGACTGGTCGGGCTGGGTGTATCCCTGTTCTCCAGTTCACACACCGAAGAAAAAACAGGCTCCGGCCTGCAAATATCTATCGTTGGCGGGTCTGCAAGCGTTGGAACGGCGGATTACTACAAGGTCACAGACAGTTCAATGCTCGGCGGATCGTCTACGTCGCATGAAATACGCTCCACCGGGGCCGCAGACTCCGAAACAACGTCCGCTGTTAACGATGCACTTGATGCGTACACCGACATTATCACGGCCGGCTTCGATAAGCTTGGAGTCGAGACCAAGGACAGCCTAGACAACTTTTACTTCCCACAATGGGATGTCGCCCCTGGACAGGAAGACGACTTTTACAAGAACGTCTCCAACGCCAAGGTTGGGAAAATACTTTCCGATTCTGGACTTACAGGCGCATTCAGCGCCATAGCTGAGGAGGGAGAATACTGGATTGACCAGATTGCACGCCTGCAATCTGCTATGGCTGTCGTTGGAACGGCCACGGACCAGATGGGGTTGTCTCTCGAAAAGCTGGCCGGTGAAAACTATATTTCCGGAATGGTGGATAAGATGCTATCCGCAGGCGATTCAGCATCTACAGCTGGCATAGATTTCGAATCACTGGCCGGCGTCATGGATGATGAGACGCTTCAGGCCCTCAAGGATATGCAGGACCAAGCGTCGGCAACCGGCGAGGAGGTACAGGCCACCAACGAGCAGTTGCGCCAACTCGCCATCGCGCAGTACGCCAGCGAGATCGTGGCCGCCTTCGGCTCCACCGACGCCGCCCAAAGCGCATTCAATCGCTATTTCACAAACGCCTACAGCGCAACCGAGCAGGCCACGCGCCTGATGAAATACTACGCCGAGGGCGCGGGAGAGGCCATTGGCGCGCTCAATGAATCGGGTGTCTCCCTGGAGAACTTCTGGACATCCTATCGCTCGGCCATGGAGTCAGGTTCGCTGTCTGCCGACCAACTCAAAGCGTGGGACGACGCCGCACAATGGGTCGAGGCTTGGGACTCTTCTCTTAAGTCTGCCGGCTCTGCATGGGAAAGCGTGAATCAGGACTATATTGACGGACTTAACGATCAGATTTCAGCCCTTGAAGATCAGCGCGACGCCATCCAGGACACCCTGGATATGTGGTCTGACTTTCTAGACAACGTCAAAGACCTCCGTCAATCCATTAAATGGAACAAGGACTTAACGAACCTTTCTCCAAAGCAGCTTCTTGAAACCAAAAAGGCCGCTTTCGACACTACGGCCGCCAAAGCAAAATCTGGCGACCAGAAAGCCATGGAAGACCTTGACTCTGTCACCAATGAATACCTTGAGGCGGCAAAGGACTACTACGCCAGCAGCGAGGACTATTTCGCACAGTTTGACCACGCCGATACCACGCTGGCCAGCCTGGAATCTTACGCACAGGTCCAGGTTGACGCCGCGCAACTCCAACTTGAATCCCTGAATAGCCAGATAGTTGTCATGCAATTGCAGGTAAGCCAACTGTCCTTGGTCAATACCAACCTCGGAAGCCTTGGGAATCTCATGGGTGACGGCGTCAACGCTATCGTATCGGCCATCAACGATTCTAGCTTTTCTAACGCCTATGCGGAGTCCATCGCCGCCGCCAACGCCGCCCAGGCCGCCGCCGCCGCACAGCTTATGGCTTCCTTGTCTGGTGGGTCGTACTTCTCGTCAATCCCAGGATTCGCCAGCGGCGGGACACCGCTCGCCGGCTCGTTGGCCATGGTCGGCGAGCAGGGTCCAGAACTCGTTCGCTTTGGCTCACCTGGTCAGGTTTATCCGGTCGAGGATACGGCTGCCGTGCTGCGCCGGGCCGCGTCTGGCAATGCCACCGACACTTCCGGCATCGAACGCCGTCTGGACGCGCAGCGCCGGGCCAGTGACGAGAGAATGCGCGGGTTTGAGGACGCCATGCGCAAGCAGGCCGTGGCCACAAGCAAGGTCGCCCGAAAGCTGGACCGTTTTTCCAGGATGGTCGCGCAATGAAAAGCTTCCTGAAAATTGACGCCTGGGACCTGACCGCAAGCGCATTGACCTCCGTCTATATCGCCGACGCTGGCCACATGACGACGCCAGACGACACCCCTGGGAACGTCTATTTCGAGGGCCGCCTAACTCTACCCCCATCTTTCGAAATCGCCATGTTCAAGGACGGCGTCACCGGAGGGAAATCGGACGGTGGATTCGGGGAGATTGAGGCGGCAAACCCTGATGGCGGGCTCGACGCCCTGGCCGGGTACGCCTTCGACGGCCGCGCCTGGACGTTCCGACGCGGGGACAGATTCGACACGGCGACCGTGATAGCCTCAGGCGTAATTGAAAGCGTGGAAATATCGTGGGACGTTGTGCGCTTCAACATCCGCGACCGGAGCGCCGAACTCGAAACGCCGATCCAGACAAACCTTTACGCCGGGACAAACAGCGGCCCGACCGGCGTTGAGGGTACGGAAGACGACCTCAAGGACAAGGAAAAGCCCCTTGCATTCGGACTCTGCCTGAATGCGCCCTGCGTCTGCGTGAACACTTCGACGCTCATCTATCAGGTGCACGATGGCCCAATTAACGCCGTTGGCTCGGTATACGACAAGGGCGCAGCGCTGACCTCGACCACGGACTATGCCGACTTGGCCGCACTCCAGGGCGCCACTTTCACTGCCGGCCACTATGCCACCTGTCTTGCTCTGGGGCTCATCCGCCTATGGGTCACGCCGGCCGGCGATGTTACGGCCGACATCGAGGGCGATGCCACTGGCGGGATTTACGTCTCGACTGCCGGGGCCATCGTCTCGCGCATCCTGACGACCAGGGCTGGCTATACGACGGACGACTTCTCCGCCGCCGACATCGAGGCCCTTGATGCTTCGAGCCCTGGGCCTGTCGGGCTATTTATCGAGGCTGGAGACTCAACAGACATCGACGAGGCCATAGATACCATCCTTGAAGGAGCGGGGGCGGCCTGGGGTCCAGACAGCACCAGCGTTTACCGGTTCCGACGCCTGGAATCACCATCCGGGACCCCGTCCCGGGTACTCACTTCCGTAGAGGTGCTGGATAGCGGCAGCCTGTCCAGATCACCGGCCCATGATGACGGCGGCGGCGTGCCGTTTTGGCGCGTACAGGTAAATTACGCCCGCAATTGGACACGCCAGAACGCATCGTCCCTGGCTGGAGTCGTGACCGACGAACGCCGGGCTTGGTTGGCCGAGAAATGGCGCACGGTGTCAATCGAGAACGCGGACACTCTCACGGCGCACCCTCTTTCTCCGACGCTGGAAGTTGATACGTGCCTGACGTCTGTGACAGACGCCCTGGCCGAGGCTGTACGTCTTCTGGCTCTGCACGGGGCCGAACGGACGAGATACGTGGTGCCGATCGATCCGACCGAGGCTGTTGGCATCGAGGTTGGCGATATTGTGCAGTTGGACCTTGACAGGTTCGACCTCTCAGGCGGCCGCCTGTTCGTGGTGGTCGGCATCTCGCGGGACGGAGAATCCGAATCGGACAGCGAAGAAGTGGAGTTGACCCTTTATGGCTAGCTTTCTGATCGCCTGGCCGAACCGGATCGACACGGCAACCCTCTCCGGCGGGTCCTGGCAAACGCCGCTTGCGAACGTGCAGGACCAGCGCATTTCAAAGGTGGCCCGTTCCACCGACCTCGATCTTTCGAGCACGCGGATCGCGGTGGACCTCGGAGCAGAACGGACGATCAACACCGCTTTTCTCGCCGGCCACAACTGCGACCTGGACGCCATGGTCCGGCTTACCGGCTACGTCGACGCATCGCTCACCGATTTGCAATACGACTCCGGGTGGCTGGACGTTTACCCCCCCATTTTCGACACCTCCAGCCTGGAATGGGAGGCTGAGAACTGGTGGAGCGGCCAAATCTTGTCCGAAGATATCGACGGCTACCCCAGGCAGTTTGCCATGTCCTTTTCGGACCAGTGGCTCAGGCATTGGCTCTTCGAGTTCGACAACCAGGCTAATGCCGCCGGTTATCTGGACATTGGTCGGCTCTTTCTGGGCCAAGGCGCGATCCTCAACGGGAAGGTCACCCGGACCCCGACGCTTGGCGTCGAGACAGACACCAGCGTCACGCGGTCGATTTCCGGGGCCACGTACTCCCGGCGCCGGCCGTCACGCCGGGTCGCTCAATTCCGCGTCGAGGCTATGAACCAGCTTGGGGCAGCCCAGGCGATTCACATGGCATGGGAGCGCGGCGTGGACCGCGACGTGCTGATTTCCTACGCCACGGACGATCCGCTCCTTTTCCAGGGCTGGACCATTCTCGGCCGGATGCGCGTTCTCTCGCCGGCCGAATACTCGGAAACGGAAAATGCGGCCATGAATTACGAAATCGAAGAGATTAACGGATAGGGGGTGATCGATGAGCGTCTTCACCGCAGCCGTGGCCCGGCTGAAATCTTTCTACAGCACGTTGTCCGCGCCCACGCCAGGGGGGATGGGAAAGGGTGGTCACCGGACCTACCTTATTCCGGCCTTGCAGGACGTGGCGACGGCCGGCCAGGGCATCGCCGATTATGCTCTCATGGCCATGGGAGCGGCCGAGCAAGCGGGGGCGTGGCTGCGGCCTGTCGAGGCAGACGGCGAGACGCTGGCCACGGTTGCCTATGTGTCCCCCACACAATTTACGGTCACCGGCCCGGAGGCCCAGGGCGCCGTCTTTTCGGAAAAGCGCGCCATCAAAGCCGTCCAAACCACCCCCGGCGCCGGCTACGTCTCCGCAAGCTCTTACAACGCCGGAACAGGATTGACGACCGTCACCGTGTCTGGGGTTGTCCTCGACGCCGGGTTGTCTGAAATCTGGTACGGGCAGGCCCCGGATAATGCGCCTTTGTCCAGTATCGGCGGAAGCTTCACCATCCTGCAAAAACAGAACTTCAACGGCTTTTAAGGAGACATCATCATGGCCGCCAATACCAATCCGATTCATCCCCTGACGCCGCAAAACCCGGCGACCACCATTGCTAACGCGGACAGCACGACCAAAAAGACCCTGCTTACCGCAGGAGCCAACGGGACGCGCCTCGATTCCTTGCACATTTGCAGCGACGACACGGCGCAGGCGTTGCTTAACTTCTACCTGAACACCGGAGGACCTGACCTTTTCCTTGGTCAGGTCGCCGTTCCCGCCGGCTCCGGTTCGGGGTCCACGTCCTGGCAAGAGGGCTTGGCGACCCTGAATAGCAACCTTTCGGTAGCCCTGGCGGCCGGGGCTATCCTCAAAGTGGCGGCCAATGTGGCCGTAACATCGGGCAAGACCGTGACCATCATCGCTTTTGCCGGCGACTATTAAGAGGGGGACGTCATGCCGCAATCCGCATTCGACTACAAACTTCCGAGCCAGGTACAGGGCGGGGCCTGGACGATGCCGTGGGCTCCCGGGTCCGGGCTGGCGAACCTCTTTGCCCTCTACCCGTCCCTCGGCGACGTCACCATCTCTGGGGCCACCAGCATTCCGTCCACGCTCGACGGCCCTATCCAGGTCGCCCGGTACGGCGCGTTGACGGTTAACGCTGCCCTGACGGTATCCAATCGTTGCCGGGGCCTGGTCATCTTGGCCGACTCGCTCTCCATGGGCGCGGCCGGATCCATGTCCATGACGGCCCGGGGCGCTGCCGGATCGTCCAAGTGGGCAAACCAGGACATTGGCATTCCCACGTCCATGCTCCTGTCCGGCAAGGGGAGCAGCCAAAAAGCATTCCTGGATTGGATATCGGCCACCGGGTACTGCATTTTCGACCCAACCGTGTTTAAATGCCCCCCGGCCGGCATGGGAGATATAAACGCTGATTGGGCAGATTGGCCGTCCAAAATGGCGGCTATTATCCAGGCCGCGAGCTGCGGCGGGATAAACGCAGGCATGTATGTTGGCGGTAAGACTGTAGGACAAACCGGCAAGGCAGGCGCAAACGGCGGCACAGGAGGCGGCGGCGGCGGCGGTCAATACGGGAGTTCGACGAATACAATCACAACTCCCCCAACATGCCCAGGCTTGGTGTGGGGCGGGGGTGTCGGCCAATATGGCACCTATGTAAGCGACCAGCCGGCTGCAAACCCAGATTTGTGGGGAGGCCAGGGGGGGCGCGGAGCCACGGGGCGCGGCGCTGGCGCAGGCAATCCGAGCGGTAACTCTGTCGGCACTTCGCTGGGGACTGGAGGTGTCCTTATCGTTATCGTGCGCGGGAATGTCACGTTGACGGCTGGACATGTTCTTTCGGCAAACGGGATGCCTGGAGAGGCCGATTCGGGAAACTTCGCTGGTGGCGGTGGTTCAGGAGCCGGCTCCGTCAGTCTTTTTTATGGCGGTACGTTGACCGGAACGCCGAACATGACCGCGACCGGTGGATTAGGCGGGACGGCCGGGACAGGGGCCGCCGGCGGGCCTGGAGGGGCCGGATCGACTCAGGCAAAAACCTTCAGCGCCATGGGATGGGCATAGACAATGAACATCACCCTACTCCACGACCCCTTTTCCGCAGCGTCCCGCGATTTCCTGGCCGCCCTGGGCATCACCATCCCCGAGGGCGACGACGTGACCGTGACCATCGACAGCGACACGGTGCGCATCGTCTCCGGACATGACGCCTGCGTCGGCGTGTGTCCGGCATTTCCCGGCTACCCGGCGGCCGTGGTCACTGTTGACGGACAGCAATACGTCCTGGCTCACCCGACAACCTGGGCCGAGGTGACGGACTGGGCGGATGATCCGGTGCCGGCGTCGGGAAAATCAACGGTCATGAGTCGGTACGCGTTTTCCCAGCGCTTCATGGCTGACGAGATGATAGGCATCCTGGCCGTGCGAAGCACGGACCCGGCCGTGGGATTGTTTCTCCAGCTTTTGGACTACGCCCAGGACGTAGACCTGACGGACGTGAATTTGCAATCCGGCATCGCTCACATGGTCGAGGTGGGGTTGTTGACCCAGGACCGGGCCACGGAGATTTTGACGGCGTAGGCGGGGATGCATCGCGTCTCAACCCGGTGATGCCCGCCTCAAGGGCAGGGGTATACCCCGGGGTATAAACGGTGCCGACAGCGTGCTCAAACGCTTGAAGGATGAGGCGTGAAGCCTAGATAAACAGTGTGTGCGCAAGGCGGTTCGGAGCCTCTCACGCCGCTAACAGGGGTTCAAATCCCCTTGGGGACGCCAAGAAATTCAGCGGGTTAGGACAATCTCCTAACCCGCTTTTTCTTTTGTCCACACGAAGTCCACATTTACGACTTCCCTGGTCGTGTATTGCGGTTCACTCGGTGGCTGCTTTCTGCATGCTGATCACCTTCCCCGGACCTCGCTGCCCCATCACCGCTTCCATTGCCTCGTGAGTCTGTTTGAACCCAAGGGTTTGCAGGTACCTCGTGGTAGTCTGCGGCGATTTGTGGCGAAGAACAGCCTGGACCACTGCAACTGGCTGTCCTTCTTGATAAAGTATGCTTGCTGTGAGGTGGCGAATGGAGTGAAACCCGAACTCCCTCACCCCTGCTTTCTTGCACAGGCGCTCCATCAGGTGCTGCCTGTTGGTGAAGGGCTGGCCGAGGTATTCCTTGCAGAACGCGTGCTCCTCCACGTTCACGAAGACGTACTCGGATACGATGGGCCTGTGCTCCCACCACGCCATGAGGACCTTCTTCAGCCGCTGCACCATGGGCACCGGATCGGCCTCTAAATCGCCTCCTGCGCGCTTCCGCGTCCAAAGGGTGACGGTGTTCCCGGCGAAGTCGATGTCCGTCCATTTGAGGCGGAAAACTTCGCTCCGCCGAGCAGCCAGGAAGAGGAATACCAGCAGCATGACCCGGTCCTGCCCTGTGGCCACTTCATACACTTTCCAGAAGTCCTCCTCCGAGGGCACATATCTGGGTTGGCGCTTCTCGGGGAAGCGATCGATTGTTTGAAACGGACACTGGCCTTCGGGGAAGTTCGGCAGATACCTTCTTCCCCAATTCCAGGCACTTATCAGGACCTTGCGTTCCTTGTTCGCCGCGTATCCTGAGCGCTTTCTGTACTGGTCGGTCAGGAACTTCAAGGCTTCAGGGACGGTGATGTCGTCCAATTCGGTGGCACTCCCGAAACGGCCGAGAGCCCGCTTCAACACCCCCTGCTTTTCAACGTAAGTCTTCCTGCTCTGGCGGGTTTTTACGAAGTCCAGATAGGAGTTTGCCAGGTCAATCAGCTTCGGCGAGCCCGTGGCGGTCGGGGTCGGTTTCTTCATAATGCGACGCTGCCTGTCCTCCCACTTTTCGGCTGCCCGCTTGCTTTTCTCGGACCCGTCCGGGAACAACTTTTCTTTTCGCTTCCCGTTGAATGTGACGACACCCCGCCATCGCGGCGGATTGAACTTCGTGATCAGTGCTGGCAT